GTGGAAGTCTGTTGTCAACATCGTAAAACTCCTTAATGGTCTCATATTTGACCGTTGGGGAGCAATCCTTGCGGAATTTCTTGCCAACCAGACAAAGCGTCCGGAGAAACAAGATCGCATTTGGATCGATGTGTTGCTTCAAGCATCCAGTATCTGAGAACAACTGCGACCATAGTCCCTGGAAAAGTCTAGGGATCACGGTTCTCGTATTGATCGGCCTCGTGAGAGGCAGACCAGTTTGAGACAGGCAGCCGGCTTCCAGGGCAGCATCTAAATGCTTCCCAAGAGCTGGAAGGAGAATCGTAAAGACTGATTCTCCCGAGTTCTCATACAGGGCAGTGAGTCGAGACAAGTCTCTATCAAAGCCCTTACTGAGCGTAGGGTAGTAAGCCGCGCAATCTTTGAAGATTGCACGGTAGAGCCCTATGAAGTCATCAACGCGGCCTTTAGACATGGTCAACACCTCTGTTGATTAATGTCCCGCGTCTTTCGCCCGCATCAATTACTACGAACTACCCTAACCGGTCCAGTGAATTAGCTGAGCCAGTTCAATGTGTCATTCTGACACCCGTCGTTATCGACGGCGTTGACGAACGCGGCAAATACTGCCTGTACGTCATCGATGTCGTCATCGGAGTCGGCCTGCATCACAAGATAGCAGGTGCGAATCCGTTCCGGGGTAGTAGGAGTAGCGAAGATAGTCTGCTGGAGCTCGAGGAAATGACGATCCTTCTGCTTCGTAGGACCCTTCGCCGCAACCACCGAATGGCGGATTCGAAACCGCAGGTGGCTGCCGGACAAACGTTTGGCAAATTCAGAGCCATAGTTGTCCTGATTGATGCGATTGACGGTCGTGGTAACACCCCCGATCGTCATATCAAGAGTAGATGCGAAAGCCATGGTGACTTCTATCCTTTGACAGCATTGCCCAAACCAATATTGTAGGCAATGCTACTCAGGTTAGACAGTTGCGTCCCGTTTAGAAACGGGATTTGGGCTTCAAAGAAGTCAAGAGGTACACTCCCCGTCCTAAGTTTCTCTTCATAGGACGCGGAACCTGCAGTAGCGATAAACGGCCCAGAGGACAGGACAACATCTTTCGTCCTGGAGTACCTATGGGTCATAACGCACACAGCATCGGCCACGACACCGATCGTGTTCGCGTTGGCGGCTAAGAAGTCGCCAACGGGCACGAAATAATCGGTAAGCCATGACCAAGGAAGAGCGTCCCAAACCTGTGAAGGATTGATACGCCACCCGTGAACCAACAACCGAACTTCGGTCAATTGTTTCTTGGGATCAGTGAATACGGGGACCCCCGTTGGACGCCAAACAATGGTTACCCATTGCTTGCCGCCGATGGACATGGTCCGAGTTCCGTATATACTGGCTTCTGCCGTCTGGAACGGATAATCCGAAACCGTGACGGTACTGTTTACTGACCAGGTAGTCCGTTTACGCTTCAACCCCTTGCCGGTGGCAAGGGACGTGAGCTCCTTCATCCGCTGATCAACTTGACCAGCAAAACCGAAGAGGCTCGCAGCGTCTCGAAATAGGGATTCCCAGCCGAAGTGGCCTTCCACAATGGACGATTCTTGGTCCAGCGGAGAGGGTTTCGAACGCCGGGGCGGTCGCGTTTCCGCGAACCGTTTCCCTTTCGACAGAAGCATTTGCGGTAGGTCCCGCAGCTCCAAGATTGCATTGGGCATTGAGATACTAGCTATGCTAG